GACACCGCCTGCGGGGAAGGGGACCGGGTACGGGGTCTTACGCAGTATTACGGAGCGAACAGGACCGGCCGATGGGCCGGCCGCCTGGTGCAGATGCAGAACCTTCCGCGCAACTATCTCAAGACCCTGGACTATGCACGCAACCTCGTCAAGGCTAAGAATTATGACGGTGTGAAGATCCTTTACGGCAACGTACCGGATACGCTTTCTCAGCTGATCCGGACCGCGTTTATCCCTTCCTTCGGCCATAAGTTCGTGGTAGCGGATTTCAGCGCTATCGAGGCGCGGGTGATCGCATGGCTGGCCGGGGAGCAGTGGGTGAATGAGGTATTTGCCACCC